CAGGTGCCCTCTTTAGGCCGGAGGCGGGGGGGGGGCGCAAGGAGGCAAGATAGATGGCAATTCACCACTACAAACTGCGCGGAGACGGGGATCGCCACGCCGGCCCGGCCAAGAGCCCACCGCCGCGATCGAAGAGCGAGACGCTGAACGACGCGCAGTGCCTGCTCCTTGAGGGCCTGCAGCGGAAGTTTGACGATCGGCGCAACGAGCTCACGCCCTGGGCGGAATCGTTCCTCGGCAATCTGCTGGACCGCTTCCGCCGTTACGGCGACCGCACCATGATCAGCGCCAAGCAGTGGGGGATCATCGACGAAATCCGGGAGAAGCTCGCATGAAAGCGAAGGATACCCTGTACGTCAAGCTGACGTTATCCGTCGAGGAAGTGATGGCCATTCATGGTGCCGGGAAATTGTCATCCATTTTCATGAAACCGGCCACCCACAAGCTCTTGAAGTCGGTGCTGAAGCGCGCGGCCGCCTCACTCCAACGCCAGGGTATTTCGAGAGATGTCGCGGACAGGGTGACGCAAATATGAAGTTCCGCTGCCTACACTGCCGCGCCGAGAACGACATTGAGGACGTGATCATGGACGCCGATCAGATCGCCATCAGGAAGCTCATCGCGCAGGCGTACGGCAAGCATGCGCACCTCGTACTCGCCTACGTCGAGCAGTTCCGGCTGTCGGCCGTCAAGCACCCGAAGAAGTTCCGGCTGCTCCTCGAGGAGCTGAAGAACCTTTTTGCGGCCGAGGAATTCACCTTCCAGCGGGTCCGGTACCGGATCGGCACCGACGCCATCGCCGAGGCCCTGAACACGGTGGCGCACAAGTACTTCCCGGATCGCCTGGAGAATCACAACTACCTCAAGCGGGTGATGATCGGCCTCGTCCAGAAGGCGGGCGAGGACGATCGCCGCGATGCGGATCGCGCCGGCCGCCGGCGCGAGGAGGCCCTCCGGGCGGGAAGCCGCGAGCCGGCCGATACCGGGCCCGCACCCGCAGCCGGGGATGAGGAGGCGCCGGGCGGCATGACGCCGGCGCAGATCGAGGAAAACCGGCGGCAGGTGCAGGCCCTGCAGGAGCTGCTGGGACGGACGGACGAGGAGAAAATCCAGACCCGCAAGCAGCGTCTGCGCGAGCAGGCCGAGGCAATGGTGAAGCGGGCAGAAAAGGGAGGCGCATCATGAGAGACATCGAGCTCGGGATCCAGCCGGACGGGACGCACCTGGAGGCCCTCACGCCTCTCGAGCAGCGCTGTTTGTCTGTCCTCGAGGAGAAGGGCCTCGGCCAGGCGGCAGCCCTGCCCGCCGCCGCCCTGACGGCCGCCGTCGGACTGGAGAGCGGGGATCGCAACGAGGACCACGGCAAGCGCCACACGCGCAAATTGATCAACCATCTCATCATGACGCACCGGATCCCCATCATCTGCCAGGCGGGCGCCGGCGGCGGCTACTACCTGCCCGGCGACGAGGCGGAGGTCGCGCGCTTTTACAAGACGTTTCACGCCCGCGCCATGACCGGCCTGGTCAAGGCGAGCCGCGGTCGCAAGGCAGCGTTCGTCGAAATTATCACCCAACTGTCCCTGGGCTTCGATGATCCCGCGGCCCAGGCCGCCATCGAGCGGCTGCGCCTCACGCCCGACGAGGACCCCGTGCCGGCGTGGGTGCAGCTCACGACGCGTCTGCTCGACCGCCTGCAGGCAGACCCGCAGCGCTATGCCGCGGAGATCCGCGAGCTGCAGCGCGCCTACGGGGACATCTTCGTGCCGCGCGACAAGGTCGTGGAGCTGAAGAAGCGGACGGCGGAGTTCCAGCAGCTCCTCGCCGAGATCGCATAGGAGGCGCACATGCGAAAAGCTACCTTGATACTGGCCGCGGTGCTCCTTGCCGTGTTGGGCTGCAAACGTGATGGCGTCGAGGAGATGTATGAGCAAACGCGAAGCGCAGCGCCCGCCGCCATAGTGGACGGCCAACGCTTCGCCGTGGCGCGTGTCGGTACATTTCGTGACGACCTTGCGTACAACGACGTCCGGGGCATCTACATCATCCGCGATCTGCGGACGAAGCGAGAATTTATCGGTGTGAGCGGGATCGGCATTTCCGAGTTGGGCAGCCATTCCGAGTTCGCGGGGAACATTGCTTATATCCACGAGGACGAACGATGAAGGCCGCCCCCCCCCCCCCCCCCCCGAAAAATGGTGGTGATGACGAGCTGCTCTGCGGCGAGTGCGAGTCACCGCTGTCCGTCGTACGCGACGGGAAACGGATTCTGATCGCGCCGTGTGCCGACTGTGCCGATGCCGCCTTCGTGGACGGCTACCAGGCGGCAATGGACGATGGCAGACAGGAGGAGTGATGCCGATGTGCCACAAGAAGTGCTTTGACAAAATCGGTGCCTTGGAAGCCATGTACGCGGCCCGGGCAAGCAAGAATCCGAAGCGCCGGGAATGCCGGATCTACCATTGTTCCCAGTGCAATGCCTTCCACTTGACGAGCCAGCGGCGCGACGTCGCGGCCGGCCAGGTTCCGGGCGCCTCGTTGCATCTGGCGGTGACCGTCGGCGCCCGCCTGGCGGCGGTCTCAACGAACAAGGCACGCTGAGGGCCGGCATGGAGAACGATGACCAGGAGATCCGCCTCCCTTGCCCGCGATGCGGCAAACGACTGGCGGACATCAAGGGCCATACATGCGGCGGCATCGCAGGCGACGCCTCGATTCAGATGATGTGCCCCGGATCTTGTGGTCCCGTGTGGGTCTCGATACTAGATATAGAAAAAATCCTTGCAAAAGATCATGGCGTGCGGTATGAGCGAATCTCGAAAGGTCGAATCGTTACGATCAAACGGGGCAAGATGAAATAGCACGAAAGCAAAATCCGACAATTTGAACACCGAGAGCCCCTGAGAGGGCCAGCGGGGCGGAAATCCCGCCGGTGTGAAACTTGAGAGCTCCTGAGAGGGCCGACCGTCACAGACGGTTGGCCCTTTTTTGTTTTCTGGAGGCCGGATGACAAGAGAGAAGCTCCAGCAACTGCTCAACGCCACTTTCGGCCACCTCACCGATGCCCAGCTCATGGCCGCCGACGTCTGGGCTGAAGCCCGGGGCGAGACGCGGGAGGGGAAGATCGCCGTCGCCTCCGTGATCATGGAACGCGTCGAGCACCGCGACTGGGACGGGCAGACCGTCAATGAAGTCATCCTCTGCCCCTGGCAGTTCTCCTCGTTCCTGCCCACGGACCCTAATTTCCGCCTCCTCCAGGAGATGGCAGCGGACTTCACCCTCGCCGTCGCCAAGTCGCCATCGCTGCAAACCTGCCTCGGCATCGCCGAGGGGATCCTCGCCGGCGCCATCCCGCGGGATCCCATCATCGCCGCCAACAACTGCACGCAGTATGTGACGATCGCCTGGCGGACCATGATGGACGGCAAGGCAGACCAGTTGTGGGCCCAGTTCCGGACGGCAGAGTTTGCCGTGCTCAACAAGAAGCGCTGGTGGACGAGGATGCGCCGCGTGGCCACCATCGGACACCACGAATTCTACGCCTGAATTTTCCGCGCAAGCGCTTTGCCTGGGCCGGGCGCGGATCCGGCCCAGGACTCCCCCGGAAAAGGAGCAAACGCCATGAAAAAGCACCGCACCGTCGTCAGCATCCCCATGATCGTCGGACTCGTCTTTTCGCTGCTCGTCATCACCGGCTGCCTCGAAGTGAGCCCGGAGGCTGAAACCGTCATGATCAAGTCGGCGGCCCGCATGGCGGGCTACAAGTTCGCCAAGCAGAGCCCCGAGCTTGCCGCCATCGTCGTGCCCCAGGCACAGACGCTGCTCGCAGCATCCAACGGGGCCGACGGCGAGCAGTTCGTCAATACGCTCTTCCCGGCCGCAGTGAACCTGCTGCTCTCGAAGCTGGACGATCCCCTCCTGGCGGCAACGGTGCGCGACGCGGCGTCCCTCGTCAAGATCGATGCGGCGGTGCCGATCAAGCAGGAGCAGATGCGGGCGTGCATTCAGGGATTCCTCGAGGGAGTCGCGATGCAGGCGCCGCAGAAGGGGTGACGTTGTGACCCTCGATTCCTGCCCACTCCCCCCGGGGCCCGGTTTCTACGCTGGATTCCTTCCTGAGTTCTTCAGCGAGCTCGACGTCCGCTGCCTGGATGACGGCAGCTGGCGCCTCGATTCGCCGCTGCGTTACGGATCCGCCCTGCTCGGCTGCTTCATCGAGGTCCCCGCGGGATTCGAAACCGACTTCGCGAGCGTGCCGCGCGTGCCGATCGCGTACTGGTGCTGGGGCGATCGGGCTCACCGCGAGGCGGTAATTCACGATTACCTCTACCGGATCGACTCCGTGCCCGTCGTTACGCGCGGCGAGGCCGACGCCGTCTTCATGGAGGCCATGCGCTGCCGCGGCAAGTCGGCCGCCGTGCGCTGGCCGATGTACCTGGGCGTCCGCGCCGGGGGCTGGACGGCGTACCACAAGCGGCGCGTCTCGGGCTGATGGACGACATCGACGCCGCCAACGAGCTGGCGGAGCAGGATCGTCAAGGAGCGCTGGCGGAGCATTTCCGCCGGCGCAGAACCAGTATCGCGCTTGGAGCAGCCGACGTCCGGCACACACCCGGCAACGGGGCGGGACCGGGCGAAGGGGGGAAGGCCGAGGCGAGGCACTGCAGCGACTGTGGACACGCGATCCCGGCGCAGCGCCTCGCTGCCCAACCGTACTCCACGCGCTGCATCGGCTGCCAGACGAAGCACGAGCGGGAGCGCTGATGGGAGAACACTGGGACCTGTTTCTGTGGCTGGCCGGCCTGGTTACGCTCTTCGCCGGCTTTATCCTGGGCGTCACGCGCTACATGCTGAAGGGCACCGAAGCGGCGGTCGGCAAGCGCTGCGACGAGATTGGCGAGGGCCTGCAGAAGGTGCGGCGCCTCGAGCAGGAGATGGCGGTCGTGAAAGCCTCCCTGCCGGACTACGGAGAGACCGCCCGGGGGATGCAGCAGCTCGAGCGGGAGCTGATGGCGCTGAAAGCGGACCTGCCGCTCAGTTACGTGCGCCGGGAGGATTTCATCCGGCACGAGGTGGTGATCAACACGAAACTCGATCGCCTGCGGGATCTCATCGAAGACATCAAGAAGGAGATGCGCAATGACGGCACAAATCGACGTTGAGCAGGCGCGCCGGGAAGAGCTCCGTTGGCTGCTGCTGCTCGGGCTCAACAGCGCCCAGCCGATGGGCACCTCCGAAGTCGTCCTCTCCCGTGCCGTCGAGCCGATGATCCCGGACGTGACGCAGGATGAGATCCGCCGGGCCCTCGACTACCTGGCGCAGCGGGAGCTGGTCGCGGTCAGCAACACGGACAAGCCGGCCTGGTTCGCCAAGATCAACCGCCACGGCATCGACGTCGTCGAATACACCGTCGAGTGCCTCCCCGGCATCGCCCGGCCGAAGAAGTGGTGAGGGGAATGCCCCAGCGCAGCAAGATCCTGCAGCTTCCCGCGGAGATCAAGGCCGAGCTCGACCGCAAGCTCGTGGCCGGGAACTTCTCCGACTACGACCAGCTGACGGAGTGGCTGAACGGCCGGCTGGAAGACACGGGCATGGAAATCAGCTTCTCGCGCTCCGGCCTGCATCGTTACGGCCAGGGATTCGCGGAGCGGCTCGCGGCCATCAAGATAGCAAGCGAGCAGGCGCGGGCGATCAGCGAGGTCGTCGGTGACGACGCCGGACACATGAGCGACGCCTTGCTCAGCCTCGTGCAGGAGAAGGCCTTCGATGTTCTGGTCAACCTGCAGACGTCCGATTCCGAGGAGTTTGCCAAGGTCTTTCCCAAACTCGGGCTCATGGTGGCAAGGATCAGCCGGGCGGCCGTCGGGCAGAAGAAGTGGATGGCCGAGGTTCGCAAGAAGGCGGACGCGGCGGTGGAGAAGATCGAGGAGCGGCTGACGGAGCGCAAGCTCGACCCGGCGACGCTCAAGGCCGTCCGGGAAGAGATCTACGGGATATTCTGATGCCGGCGATCACCCTGTACAACTATCAGCGCCGCTGGATGGCGAACAAGAACCGCTTCAAGGTCGGCATGTTCGCGCGCCAGACGGGCAAGACCTTCACGACGACGCTGGAGATCGTCGACGAGGTCCTGCTGCAGGAGACCCAGGGCCGCAAGGCCCGCTGGGTGATTCTGTCTCGAGGGGAACGCCAGGCGAAGGAGGCGATGGAGGAAGGCATCCGCCGGCACTGCCAGGCGTACGGCGCCGCCATCCAGTGCTTCGACACGGAGTACGTGGGGGAGATCCGCCACAAGGCCCTCGAAGCCACCTTCCCCGGCGGATCGCGCATCACGGCCCTGCCGGCGAATCCCGACACGGCGCGCGGCTTCTCGGCAGACGTCTTCCTCGACGAGTTCGCCTTTCATCAGGACTCGCGCCGGATCTGGCAGGCCCTCTTTCCCGTCGTCTCCGCGGGGCACCGCCTCATCGTCGTCTCCACGCCCAACGGGAAGGGCAACAAGTTCTATGACCTGGTCACGGACAAGGCGCTCGAGGACGTCTGGTACCGCCAGATCACGGACATCTACGAGGCCGTCGCTGACGGGCTGCCCCGCGATATCGAGGCCTTGCGCGCGGCCATTGGTGATGACGACGCCTGGGCGCAGGAGTTCGAGCTCAAATGGCTCGACGAGGCCTCCGCCTGGCTGGATTTCGCCCTCATCAACAGCGTGGAGCACGAGGAGGCGGGCGATCCGGGCCGCTACACCGGCGGGCCCTGCTTTATCGGCAACGACATCGCCGCCCGCAACGACCTGTGGGTCGGCTGGGTGTGGGAGAAGATCGGCGACGTGCTCTGGACGCGGGAGATACGGCCGCTGAAGCGCAAAAAGTTCGCCGAGCACGACGCGAACATGGACGAGCTGTTCGAGACGTACCGCGTGGCGCGCCTGGACATGGACCAGACGGGCATGGGCGAGAAGCCCGTCGAGGACGCCAAACGCCGCTACGGCGAGCACCGCGTCGAGGGCGTGCTCTTCACGGGGCCGAACAAGCTGCTGCTCGCCACCGCCGGCAAGCAGGCCTTCGAGGACCGCAAGGTCCGGATCCCGATGGGCGACCAGGAGCTGAAGAACGACCTGCACAAGCTCAAGAAGGTGCAGACGCCCACCGGGGCCGTGCGCTTCGATGCGGAGTCCGACAGCGCCGGCCACGCCGACCGCACCTGGGCGGCCTTCCTCGGGATCTACGCGGCCGCCACGCCTGTCGGGGGCATCGAGTACGAGTCGATCGCCAAACGGCGCTTCGCCGAGCAGAAAGGGGCCTGGTGATGGCGGTCCTGTACGATCAGTTCGGCCGGGAGATCACGGTGCAGGCGCGCCCCGAGACGCGGGAGATCGCCGTCGCCGCACTGCGCGATCGCTGGTCGAGCTATCCCTCGCACGGCCTGACCCCCGCGAAGCTCGCCGCCATCCTCAAGGAAGCCGACGCCGGCGACGTCTACCGCCAGGCCGAGCTCTTCGAGGAGATGGAGGAAAAGGACGCGCACATCTACTCGCAGTTCCAGACCCGCAAGAACGCCGTCCTGGGTCTCGACTACGACGTCGAGCCCTGGTCCAGCTCCGCCGAGGACAAGCGCATCCGCGATTTTGTCGCCGATTGCGTTTTAAACCTGGGCGGCTTCGAGGGGGCGCTGCGGGACATGCTCGACGCCATCCCGAAGGGCTACTCGATGACGGAGATCAGCTGGTTGACAGACGCCGGCCGGGCCGTCATCGCCGGCCTGCGCTGGATCCACCCGAAGCGCGCCGTTTTCTACGATCGCCAGGCGGGCTCTCCCTGGGATCCCAGCTACGAGATGCCGCGCGTCACCACCGAGGCCGAGCCGACGGTCGGCGAGCTCATGCCGCCCTTCAAGATGGTCTACCACCACTACAAGGCGCGCAGCGGCTACGACACCCGCGCCGGCATCATGCGGGTCTGTGCCTGGATGTACCTGTTCAAGAACTACAGCATCAAGGACTGGGTGGCCTTCGCCGAGGTTTTCGGCATGCCGCTGCGCGTCGGAAAGTACGACCCGGGCGCGAGCAAGGCCGACAAGGACGCCCTGGCCGTGGCGATCCAGTCGCTGGGATCGGACGCGGCGGGCATCATCAGCAAGTCGACGGAGATCGAGTTCGTCGAGTCGGTGCGGGGCGCGAGCTCCGAGAACATCTTCCAGGCCCTGGCGGAGTTCTGCGACAAGCAGATGAGCAAGGCGATCCTGGGCCAGACGGCGACGACGGAAGGGACGCCCGGCAAGCTCGGCAACGAGGACGCCCAGGACAAGGTCAGGCACGACCTGATCCGCGACGACGCGGAGAGCCTCGCCGGGACGATCCGCTTCCAGCTCGTCCGGCCCCTCGTCGGCTACAACTTCGGCTGGGACAAGCCCCTGCCCTGGTTCAAGATCTACCACGATCCGCCCGAGGACCTGAAGCTGCTCGCCGAGGTCTACAAAAACGTCTGGAGCATGGGACAGCCGATCGCGCAGGAGCACGTCGCCGACCGCTTCAAGATCCCCCTGCCCGAGCAAGGACAGACGGTGCTTCCGGCGCCGGCGGCGCCCGGCGGCCGCCCCGCGGCCGGAGACGCTGCGGCCGTGGCCGCAAAACGCCGCCCGGGCGCGCCAGGAGCCGCAGGAAGGGGCCTTCCCCCGGGAACGCGGCTCGTAGTGGCGAGCGACGGGACGATCGCCCTGGCGGGCGCGCAGGACCCGGCCGACGCCGTTTCGGCGCGCCTCGGGGAAGAGGCGGCCGCCCTGGCTGATCCGTTCGTTGCCGCCGTCGCCGGTCTGGTCGCATCGGCGGGCAGCCTCGAGGAGATCCGCGACGGCATCGCCGCGCTGTATGACGGGATGGACCCGGAGGCCCTGGGCGTCCTGATCGCCCAGGCGCTGCTCGTGGCGCAGCTCTCCGGCCGCAACGAGGTCATCGACGAGACGGGGGGCGCCTGATGGATCCGGAGATCTCCGCCGTCTTCGGGCTGCCCTTCGAGGAGCAGCTGGCCTTCTTCCGGGACAAGGTCAACGTCCCCACGCGGCGCTGGACGGACCTGTGGAAAGGGCAGCACGCCAAGGGCTTCATGGTGGCCGGCGCCTACAAGGCGCAGCTGCTCGACGATCTGCGGGCGGCCGTGGACAAGGCGATCGCCGCCGGCACGACCCTGGCCGAATTCCGCACCGACTTCGACGCCCTCGTCGCCCGCCACGGCTGGAGCTACAAGGGCGGGCGCGCCTGGCGCAGCCGCCTGATCTACGAGACGAACATCCGCACCGCCTACATGGCGGGGCGCTGGGAGCAGCTGCAGGACCCGGACGTGCAGCAGGCCTACGGCTTCCTCGAGTACCGGCACGGCGACAGCATCGTGCCGCGGCCGCAGCACCTGGCCTGGGACGGCCTGGTCCTGCCCGCCGACGATCCGTGGTGGCAGCAGCACTACCCGCCCAACGGCTGGGGCTGCAAGTGCAAGGTCTTCGCCGCCACCCGCGAGGAGCACGCGGCTGCGGCCGGCAAAGGGGCGGCGCCGCGGGTCGCGATCGACGCCCGCACCGGCGAGCCGGAGGGCATCGACAAGGGCTGGGGCTACAACGTCGGCGAGGCGGCCCTGACGCAGACGCACGGCATCCTTGACGACGTGCTCGCGCGGCTGGCGCCGGACATCGCCGCGCGGCTGGCGGCGGAGATCTCCGCGAAGGAAAAGACGGGATGGGCGACGAACTGATCAGGATCACCGTCGACGATCGCCAGGCCACCGCCCGGCTGGGTGAGTTCGTGCGGCGCATGGGAAACCCCCTCGCCGCTCTGCGCGTCATCGGCGAGCGCCTCGTGCGCCAGACCGAGGACCGCTTCAACAAGCAGGGCCCGGCCCCGGACGGGACGCCCTGGGCGCCCCTGGCGGCATCGACCCGCCGCAAGAAGAAGCACCCGAAGATCCTCACGGAGTCCGGGCAGCTGCGGGGCAGCATTCGCTACCAGGTCCTTGGCGCCAACGCCGTCGCCGTCGGCACGAACAAGGTGTATGCGGCCATCCAGCAGCTCGGCGGCGAGATCGTCCAGGGAGCGCGCAGCGAGCTGTTCACCCGCAAGCGCTACGTCCGGGGAACCAAGAAGGGCCGGTTCAAGAAGGGCACCGTCGCCGGCCAGGGCTTTACCTTCGCCGAGCGGCGCATCGCCATCCCGGCGCGTGCGTTCCTGGGGGTGAGCGCGCAGGACGGCGAGGAGCTCGTCCGGATCCTCGCGCAGTACGTCACGGAGGGGAAAGCATGAAGCTTGCGCTATTGATCTGCAAGGAAATCGCCGGTGTCCCGGACGAGTTCCTGCTCCTGCAGGAGGGGCGCATCGACATCGAGGGGATGTCGCCGGTGGACATGAACGAGAGCGCCGCCCGGGCCGTCATCGCCTCGATGGAGCGGCGCGGCCACGACCTGGTCATCGACTACGAGCACCAGACCCTTACGGACGGCGAGGCGCCGGCGGCCGGGTGGATCAAGAAGCTCGCCTGGAAGGCCGGTGAGGGACTCCGGGCGTCGGTGGAGTGGACGGCGCGAGCGCGTGAGTACCTGCAGGCTCGCGAGTACCGCTACTTTTCGCCCGTGCTCCTCGTGAGCAAGACCACGGGCCGCCTGCTGGGAATCTACAACGTGGCCCTTACCAACAGCCCCCGCGTCAACAACCTGCAGCCCATCGTCGCCCGGCTGAACATCGACATGGCGCAGGACAACACGACAGGAAAGGAGCGTCAGATGATCACGAAATTGCGGACACTGTTCAAACTGGGCGCCGAGGCGACGGAAGACCAGGTCTTCGAGGCCGCCGCGGCGATCGTTACCAAACTGAGCGCCGCCGAGGCCGCGGGCCAGGTGGTCGCGTGCAAGGAGGTGCTGACCGCCCTGGGCGCGCCGGAAGCCGCCGGACGGGACGAGGTGCTGCGCATCGTCGCGTCCCTGAAGGCACCCGGCGACGTCGCCGTGCAGCTCTCGCAGCAGGTCGCGGCGCTCACGAGCCAGATCGCCGAGATGCGCCAGGCGGATCTGGTCGCGATCTCCCTGAAGGACGGCAAGACAAGCCCGGACGAGCTCGACAAGTGGGGCCGGTCCCTGGCGCTGAAGGACCCGGAGCAGTTCAAGCTCATCGTCCTGTCGCGGCCCGCGGGCAGCATCATCCCCATCGGCGGCCTCGGCGGAGCGCCGAAGGACGGCGGCGGGCCGGGTCTCGACGACGCGCAGCGCGCGATCAACGCCATGTGCGGCGTCGACGACGAGGCGTTCAAAAAGTACCAGAAATAACGCCGGCGCCGCCCGGCTCAACGACAGCACAGGAGGTCAGCAATGGCTCTGACGGCCGACAAGAAAATCGAATACACGGAGGGCGTGGAGCTCTCCATCCCCGTCGATGACGGGGACAAGATTTACGCGGGCGCCATCGTCTGCGTGAACGCCGCCGGGTACGCCGTAGTCGGGGGGGACACGGCGGGGCAAATCTTCATGGGCATCTCCCGCGAGCTCGCGGACAACACCCTGGGGCAGGACGGGGACATCAACGTCGTCGTGCGCCTCCGCTGCCTGTC